CTAGGGTAAACGCTGTATCGCCGATGTTTGAGTCGGGGATGATTTGGGCGCCTGACGAAGATTTCGCAGATGAGGTAATAGAGGAGTGTGCATCATTTCCGTACGGAGATAACGACGATTTGGTGGATAGTACAACACAGGCGTTAATGCGTTTTAGGCAAGGGGGATTTTTAAGACTTCCCGATGACTATGAAGAAGACACGTTACCGCAAAAAGATAGGGAATACTACTGATGGATGAAGACTACAAAGAATCCGAAATTTCAAAAATAGTTAAACGTCTTATGGACGAAGAAGGGTTTGAGTTTGGAGAAGCTGTAAAAGAAGCAATGGAACAAACTAAAAAATTCGAATCGAAAGCGGACGGCGGATCGATTGGTATTGAAGTTTTATTCACAGACAAAATGGCTAATGGTGGCAGAGTGCCAATGGTTTCAGGAGGAGCTTTAAAATCTATTGGCTCCGGTATTATGAAAATGTTTAGCAAAGGTGATGATGCAGTAGATTTAGGCAAACAAGAAGAAATATTTAGATCAGGTAATATCACAACAGATTTTTTAGAAAATGTAGATGACAAAGTAATTAAAAAATTTGTTACAACTAGAGATGCAAAAGGTCCTGGTGGCTATGGGTTATATGATAGCTTTGATGATATGCCAAATGGATTAAAGGCAGCAGAATTAATTAGTAGAATTAAAAATGCAGATGGTGGAATAGATTATGAAGCTGCAGAATTATTTATAGGTAAAAAATTAAAAGGTAATGAAACGGTCAATGAATTAATTTCAATGGTAGTTACCGAGAAAAAAGCAGACGGTGGTCGAGTCGGATTATTTATGGGCGGCGATCCGTTAGCCGGACAAGCATTAGCTATTTACAATTCTATGTCCGCGTATGGTGCAACTGATCAGGCGATCGCGGACCGATTACAGTCTTTAGGTTATTATGATCCAAATGCTTCAACAACTGATCCAACTCCTGATACAGGTCAAACAATAGGTTATCAAGGCGGTAATGATGGGGGAGGAATAACAGAACTTACTCCTTTAAATACTAAAACAAATATTTCTTCAGGTATCAATCGTAATGATAAAACTTTTATAGATCCTTTGAATGAAAAGATAGCTAGTCAAATGATAAATCAAAATCCTAATTTAAACAAGTACACAACTGAAGAAGTAATTTCTATGAACCCAGATATGTTTAATATAAAAACAAATAAAGGTTTTATTGGTAACACTATAGATAATTTTAAAACTAAAGTAGGACAAGGCGCAACTAAATTTAAAAATATGGCCATCACTCCAATGATGGCTTTAATGCAAAAGAGAAATCCATTAAATCCTAATGCAGTAAATTACAATCCCAACCTTCAAGGTCAAATGGACTTTCTAGAAGCAACAACTGGTAAAAAAATAACAGGAACATCTGATAATTTAAAATTTACTGATGCACTAATGATTGGTCAAGACCCTAATTCTGGTTTAACAAAGTATGGACCAGGTTCAGTATTGTCTGGTCAAAATGTTGTATCAGGTTTTGGTTCTAATGATTATGAAAAAGCTTTAAATAAATATCTTACAAGAATGTCAAGTTATACAAACCCAACTAAATTTCAACAGGAAAAAATAAAACAAGCTCAAAAAGAATTAGAAGCAGCACAAGCGAAACAAGCAATAGCAGATATGGCAGCAGAGCAATCAACTATTGATAAAGCAAAATCAAATTACGCAGATGTATATCAAAGTGCTCAAGACCAAGGCTTCACAGGTCCAGGAGGTGGTTTTAGCACTTCTGGTGCAGCACCGGGTACATCATTGGGTAGCGGTCAGTTTTCATCTAAATCAAGTAAAGGAAGAAAAGATTACTCACAAGGTGGCCTCGCTACGATGTTCACTAGGAGGCGATAGTGGCCGAAGTAACAGAAACAATTAAATCTCAAATTTTAAAAATATTTCCTGACGCAGATTTTAATAAGTATAAATATGGTGTTCCTAAAAAACATCCATTGTATGAAAGATTTAGAAGTTTTGCTAGAAAACCAGATAGAGCTATTTATAATCAAAAAGAAGATGTTGCAGAAAGAAGAAGAATATCTCAAAACAAAGCGTATCAAGATCCAATCAAAAGAGAAAAAATTTTAGAAAAAAATAAAAAGTTTTTAACAAAACCAGATAAAGCTTTAGATAGAAGAAAATATCTTCAAGATAAATATTATTACGGTGGTCAAAGAGAAAAAGATTTATTAAGACTAAAGGGAAAAGTTGCTTCTAAAGGATATGGTGGTTATTTTAAAAACCCAGACAACGCTTTATTAAAAGATATGGTTAGGATGGCAGAACAAAATCCTGACTCTGGTTTAGAAGTTATTAGAAAAGGTCCAAGAAATTTAATTGTTGGTGTAAAAGAAGGGGATACAATTTATAGTGCCGTAGCTTCAAAAAGAAAACCTGTAGCGTATGCACCTAAAAATTCTATACCTATAACAGAACATCCAGATTTTAAAACTAGATTTGAATTTACTAAACTTCAAAAAAATTTTTCTAATACTAAAATAAAAGGAACCGACTTAACTTATGGTAAAGCTTTAGATATTTTACAATCATCCAAAGCTGGTAGTGCATTACAAAATAAAAACCCTGCAGAGTTTGAGCATATAAAAGGTGTAGCCACAGATTACAAAGAAGGACAAATTGCATTAAGAACAGCTAACAGAGATAAACAAGTTATACTGTCTGCTTTAGAAAATAATAATATAACTCTAAATGATGCTGATCAACAACTTAAAAAAATTGGTGTTAGAGCTTTTGTTGATAATAAATATATTGGAGCTCCTACAATAGATGCAGCTAAACAATTTGAAGATTTAAAAAAATATGTAGATAGAAATATAAACAAAGTAGATGAATTAAAAAAAATTTATGATGATCAGCCCAAAGGTTCTCCTATTAGAAAATACTTTGAAAAAAATATAGCTAAATGTGCTGACGGTTGTTTTGTAAAAGTTGCTAACAAAAATCCTGAAAAAATTTTAAAAAATTCTTTTAATGATCAAAAACTTATTCGTTTATTTCGAGGCGAGTCTTTTCCACAAAGAAATATGAAATCTATGAAAGATAGTGCTAAATTTTTTAACACTACATTAGATGAAATAAAAAGAGACAAACTATCTGGTCAATGGTTTTCACCAGATCAAATTCACGCTGATGGTTATAATGCTAGACCAGGTCAATTAAAATATGTAGATGTAACTCCTACAGAATTAGAATCTTTTAATAGATATAAAACTAGAGTAAATAAACTAGATAATAAGTATAGTACAAAAAAAAGGCTTAACTTACCAGGTGCGCCTAAAAAAAATGTTACAGATTCTTTTCATCATCAAATTATTCCTAGATATAAATTAAAACAAATGGAAGATGCAGGAAGAATGAAAACTAAATACACTCTTAATCCATTTAAAAAACAAATAGTTTCTGCTGATCCCAGTAATCTTACAATTCAAAGAGCTTCAGGTGTTTTAGAATATGATAATGTTATTGGAGGATTTATTGATCCAGCAGACCCCACAAAAATAGTAGATCAAGCACAACTTAAAACTTGGGCTCAAGACAATCCAATGCCAGTTAGAGTTGGAGAAGAACCTTTAAAAGTTGCAACCAATAAAAGTGTTTTAAAAAATGTAGGTAGAACTTTAGCCACGATCGGAGCTCCGCTACCCACAGCTCTTATAGATGGCTACTTCATCAACGAACAAGTAAAAGAAGGTAAAGGCACAGCAGAGATTGCAAGCAATCCATTGAACTGGTTAGGTCTTGCTACTATGTCTACCTTGTCAGATATATCTGGTGTATCTAAACCAGGTAAGCTAAATACAGCATTAAGATTAGGATTGAATCCTGGTACAATTAGGGGTATAAGCAGGTTTGCAGGTTTACCGGGACTTGCAGTGAGTACAGCGTTGACTGCATATGACCAGTATAAGAAATATCAAAATGAAGAGGGATTCATATATAACCTGTTCAATAAAGAGGAAAAATAATAAATGGCTACAATAGATAAACCACTTCCAAACGTTTCAGAAACTGTTATCGAAGTTCCAAAGCAAGAAGAACTAATTGAAGAAAAAGAAAAGATAACCGAACGAAAAAATCAACAAGGTAACATCGAAGTTACTATGGATGAAGAAGGCGGTGCAGAGATTGCATTTGACCCTAAAGCTGTATCTGGAGAAGGCGGTCAAGATCACTTTGAAAATCTAGCAGATTTTTTAGGAGATGAAATTTTAGAACCATTAGGCGCTAAAATGGTTGATCACTTTAATGAGTATAAAGAATCACGTGGAGATTGGGAAGATACTTATAGAAACGGTTTAGATCTTTTAGGATTTAAATACGAGAGAAGAACAGAACCTTTCAGAGGTGCATCAGGTGTTAACCACCCTGTACTTGCTGAAGCGGTTACACAATTTCAAGCGCAAGCTTACAAAGAATTATTACCAGCTGATGGTCCAGTTAGAACTCAAATTTTAGGAGCAGTTGATGTTGCTAAAGAAGAGCAATCTAAAAGAGTTAAAGATTTTATGAATTACCAAATTATGGATCAAATGAAAGAATACGAACCCGAGTTTGATCAAATGCTTTTTTACCTCCCTCTATCCGGTTCTACTTTTAAGAAAGTCTACTATGACGATCTTTTAGGTAGAGCCGTATCAAAGTTTGTACCTGCGGATGATTTAATTGTTCCGTACTCTGCAAACAGTTTAGAAGATGCGGAAGCGGTAATTCACGTAATTAAAATTTCTGAAAATGATTTAAGAAAACAACAAGTGGCAGGATTCTATAGAGACGTAGAATTAGGATCACCGCCAGTTACAGAAAATCAATTACAAGATAAAAAATTAGAACTTGAAGGAATTGCTAAAGATGGCCAAGAGGATCAATACACTTTGTATGAAGTACATACTAATTTAGATCTAGAAGGTTATGAAGATATAGGCGATGACGGGGAGCCTACAGGAATTAAACTTCCGTATGTTGTAACTGTATCTCAAGCAGGTAATAAAGTTTTATCTATTAGAAGAAACTACGGTGAACAAGATCCATTAAGAAAAAAAGTAAACTACTTTGTACAATTTAAATTTTTACCAGGAACTGGTTTCTATGGTTTTGGTTTAATACATATGATTGGTGGTTTAACTAGAACTGCAACAGCTGCATTAAGACAACTTCTTGATGCTGGAACTTTAGCAAACTTACCAGCAGGATTTAAGTCTCGTGGTATTAGAGTTAGAGATGATGCACAGCCATTACAGCCTGGAGAGTTTAGAGATGTAGATGCTCCTGGTGGAAATATCAAAGATCAGTTTATGACTTTACCTTTTAAAGGACCAGACCAAACTCTTTTACAATTAATGGGAATTGTAGTTAACGCCGGCCAAAGATTTGCAGCAATCGCTGATATGCAAGTTGGTGATATGAATCAACAAGCTGCAGTCGGTACGACTGTTGCACTTTTAGAACGTGGTTCTAGAGTTATGTCTGCAATTCACAAAAGAATATATGTAGGACTTAAACAAGAATTTAAATTATTAGCAGAAGTATTTAAAACATACTTACCACCGGTGTATCCTTACGATGTACCAGGTGCAAGACGTGAAATTAAAGTACAAGACTTTGATGACAGAATAGATATCTTACCTGTAGCAGATCCAAACATCTTCTCACAGACTCAAAGAATCTCAATCGCACAAAGTCAATTACAACTAGCGCAGTCAAATCCTCGTATACATAACCTATACCAAGCGTATAGATCTATGTATGATGCGCTGGGTGTGAAAAATGTAAATGCAATTTTGCCACCGCCTGCTCCACCACAACCAATGGACCCGGCATTAGAAAATTTAATGGCAATTAATGGAAAACCTTTTCAAGCATTTCCAGGACAAGACCACAAAGCACACATTGATGCGCATTTAAGTTTTATGTCTATCTCTATGGTACAAAATAATCCTACAGCAATGATGAGTTTGCAAAAAAACATACTTGAACACATTTCATTTATGGCACAAGAGCAAATTCAGTTAGAATTTGTAGAAGAGATACAAGAAATGCAAATGATACAACAACAAATGGCACCAATGATGCAAAATCCTATGATGATGCAACAAAATCCACAAGCAATGCAGATGCAACAACGTGTTCAACAACTAACACAAACTATTGAATCAAGAAAAGCGAAGTTAATTGCAGAAATGATGATAGATTACGCTAAAGAAGAGGACAAAATTAGTTCTGAAGTAGGTGGTGATCCATTATTAAAACTAAAATCACGTGAATTAGACATAA